GTTAAGATAGACGGAGTTGTTGGTGAGTTTGAGAGGATAGATTTTTGCCAGTCCAGGCCAGTCTGGGACGGTGTCGACTGGGTTATGTGTAGGAACCCGGGCATCGTAACCACAAATGATCTGATCACTGGTAAGACATTCCGTACGGATTTGGATAGGTGTGGCTATATGCGAGCTATTGCTGATTGTGGCCTCTCACTATGTGGGGGGCTTCCTGTCATGCAGAGTTTCTATTTGATGCTACGCCGAAGCGCTGGAAGTGTCGCACCGAGCGTTCTGGAACGTAATGGGTTTTATTACCTGTCTCAAAATATGTCCCGTGGTGTTTCGCGTGTCAGCGACGAAGCGCGTATTTCGTTCTACAAAGCCTTCGGTATTAATATTTGGAGGCAAATAGAGTTGGAGCGGTACTACGATCGTGTGTTGGTGCGTGGGCAGCAGTTGGTCAGTGAAAGTGATTTGAGTGGATCTCTCCTTTCCCGCGACCTTTTCTATGCCTTCACAGAAGAAAACGAATAGCTCTATGCTTCAGGCTAAGTCGAAGCAAAAGAAGAAAAACAGACCCCAGTCTGCGCCTGTGCGTGCGAAAGTGGGCGCCCCTGTAATGAAGGGCGACTACACTACCATGCTTAACGACCCCTGTCAAGCACATCTTGTGCCTGGGTTCTATGGCTCAGCTGAGGGCTACCTGGCTCGGTTCCATAGTGTGGTTACCCCCCATGACATCGCAAGTGGCACGGGGGGTGCTATCCTTTGGATTCCGGACTACCATTGTATCGGGCCCGTCGGCGCGACGGAGACCCGTTACAACATGTTGACGGTCAGCACGAGTAGTAACTCTGCTAACTTCAATATTGACGGTTACGGCAGTCCTGCCACAGTGCAGAGCAGGGCTGTCGCGGACCCCGCATACAGTTTTGCCGCAGGCACCACGTGTGGTGATGCGCGGACCATTTCCGCTTGTATGAGGCTAACCTATTTGGGTACAATGTCGAATGCTCGCGGTATGGTGGGAGTTATTGATGTGCCTTTCAGCACGCTGGAAGATCGCATCCGTGGTGGTACCTTATCTGTGGACTCGTTGTTTACGGTGTCCCAGTTGGTCCAACGGTTGCCCTTGGACCCCCTTGAGCAGAAATGGACTCCTAGTGCAGGGAGTGACACGTTCAAGGGGCCCGGAGACACTAATGGTCAAAGGGCCGATTTTTGTGTGTCGGTGAACGCTGGTACTTTCACGCTGGGTGATAGCGTGGCTACGTTCAATCCGCGCATCATCGGGTTCGTTTGGAAGGGAACCGGCACGGGTGTGACGTTGGGGTCTGAGCTCCAGTTCGATTGTTATAAGAACGTCGAGTGGCGCCCAGAAGCGGCTAGTGGGCTGACGGTGCCCACCCCCATTCGCACTCATATTATTCCCCCCGCGCATACTGCTGTTGCTGCACTAGACGCGGCTATGCCTGGATGG